CGAGTCCGGGACACTTGTTTATTGAAAAGGATGGTACTGTAACTCGTATGTTACCACTCGAAGAACACGGTGTCTATCCTCTTGGTGATCAAGGTGCAGAGGTTCAAAAGGTAGCGAACAACCTGTTAAAGTTTGGTGTAAATGTTATCTTCGATGCAGGACATTCTGTGGCGTCCGGTGAGAAGTCATCGACTACATATAGTCCACAATCGATTAATGACGAACAATATAAATCTTTTAAGATGATTGCCTCAGCATTCCTCCATGTAAAGCCCGGAGGTAGAGCACTCGGTTGGGATACTATCTTTGGTCCACATTCTGGTCCTGGATTCCATGTACCCGACTACATGAGGTTTCTTGGTGCTAGGATTGGCAAAAGATACATACCGAAGAGAAATCCACCAGCAGAAACAACTGTCGGCGATGCGGCTGATCGCGTAGATCTATCATTCCGTATAACTCGTTTATCATATGATTATGAAAGAAATAAATATACTGCAACACGTACAGAGTTCAATACATCTCAACAGTTTGATTCGATAACTAAGGCGATATCGTATGCTTACTTTCCTGAATCGAGAAACGATTTTGCAACAAAGTATAACGAACCGAATGTTGCATTAGTCAAGATACAGGAACTCGGAGTACTCAAAGGTGCAGTTGAGAATAATATAGTATTGCCACGTAATACGAATCTATATGATGAGGCGACTCGTCAGTACAAACTTAACCTTGAGGCATCTGCAGAAGCAAATGTAGCTGCAGTCGAAGATGGATTATTGGATGGAGAGTAATAATGCCAACACCTACTGATGAACAATTAAAAGCCAAAGTTGGATCACTGGCTGAGACTCAGGGTATACAACAAGATGGATTCTTTGATCCTGCTGGCCCGTTTCCTCGTAGAAAATACTCGGGTATTCAGACGACTAACCGTTCTGCACGAGGTATCGATGAAAACAAATTACTACTCGGTGGTGGTGATAAGGATATAGATCTCGAAATCGTAGACTTTGCGGCATCCGAGTATACTCAGAACCAAGTAAGAGAATATGCATCTGGCCATGTAACGGAGTTTGATGATACACCGGGTCGTAACCGTATACTAATTAAGCATTCATCTGGTACGGGTATCGATATGATGCCTGATGGTAGTATCATTATCAATACAACTCGTAATATGATACGTATCGGTGCTGGAGACGAGAAGGTTATTATAGAAGGTGATGGTGAGATTGCATATCACGGCAATCTGAAGTTAAATGTAGACGGTGATTTTGATCTGAAAGTCGGTGGTGACTTTAATGTAGAGGTCGGTGCTGACCATGTCGAGGACATCAAAGGTGCATACCGCCAGGACATTAATAAGAACTACCAGTCTTTTGTCAATAAGAACGTTACGCAACAGATTACCGGTAATAAATCAGAGTTTATCCACGGCAGTCTCGATACAATGATTAAGAAAGATGAAACACATATTGTCGCTGGAGCGGTTGACTATAATACAAAGGGGATATTAAGGACTACATCTCAGACAGAGGCGATCCTTACTTCACCGAGTATTAACATTGATGCAAAAAGTCTTCTCGTTGCAGGGGACTCTGGTACCATGGGTGGTGAGAATATAGTGATGTATGCTCATACTGCACATATACCTAGAGTTAACGCCACATCAGTTCATGCATCTAATAGTGTACACGCCACTGTTGGAATGGAAGCGCCAACTTTTAATGGTAACTTATCAGGAAATGCTAGTACTGCGGGTACTGCGGGTACAGCTGCACTGGGACCAGCCGGAGGTAGTGCGCAGGCCACTGTTTCCTTGACACCTGCGACTAATAAAGATACCGTAAAACCGACTAATACGATTATGAATTCACTGATACATGAAGGTGAGATGGCAGCCAAGAAGATCAACCTCGATCCGGGTAATGTACTCTTTAACATGATAAACAGAGTTGCGGACTATGGCGGTGTATCGGAAAGAACACTCGATCTAGCTGAAGTAAGATCCAAGATAAGAGATATAGCGAATCAAGTCAATGAAACATTCATTGGTGCAGTTGTTTCTGAAGGTACACTATCACCCGACTATGGTAACGGAACACCGGCAGAAATAAAGAGAATCGTAAAGAATAGTGCTACTCCTCGATTTGTCAGAGGTAAACAGGTTATGGGTAAGAGTGTCGGTGCAGAAGCCAAGAGATTCAAAGGTAAAGTACCGAACGTGACAGAAGTATTACAGGTAGATCCGCAGTATGATCCAAGATTATTTGATGTTGATGCAAGATTCGAGTTACAGAAAGGTGTACGAGTTTCTAAGTTCCTCGGTAGTTACGGAGATAGAACTAACTTTGACCATAAGATAAAGATGTCAGAGAAACAAGAAATTGCACGACACCTTGTACCACACGCCATTCTATTAAGAGAATTCATGGATGATAATGATTTATTTGAAGAATACCGTTTAATTGTCGCAGAGGGGATATATGTTGCATCGAGCACAGAAAACGTTACCACTGGTGGTATCAATTGGCTCAAATCACTAGGACGTACAGTTGTTTATGAACTATACGGCCTTGATGGCGCGAATGCACACGAGAAGGCGTTTGACTTAGCAACATGGTGGAAAGACAGTTTAAAGTTTGAAAAGATGATACTCGACTACGACACATATGATCCTAACGGTACTTTGAATACACAGATTATTATTACTATGCCTGAGTTTGAAGCCAATAGTTATAGTGCTACATATGCAAATGAGATTGAAACAAGGTTTAATAATGTAGTACAAAGCACAAACGAACTGATCGAATGCCGCTGAGTTTTGATATAAATAGGACTACGGAGATTTAATATGCCAGCAAAAGCCTTTTCAATTGAAGACGGTAATGCAAATATCAAGAGTCTAATTGGAGCACGTAAAGCTTCATATACGGATATAGACTTGGCGTTTGCGAATAAGCCGGCTGGTGACATATTTAAGAAGACGAATGCGGCTGCTGTAAAACAAGCAGTGAAAAATTTATTGATGACGAATATAATGGAGAAGCCATTTGATATTTCATTTGGTGGCAACCTATCAGACTTTATGTTTGAGAATGATACTGAAATTGATGTGAATGAAGTGTCGTACCGTATAATTGAAACAGTACAGACGCATGAACCAAGAGCTGATATACTTGATGTTAATTTAACGCTTAAATCTTCCACCAATGAAATAAGAGTTACCGTAGAGTTCCAAGTAGTTGCAACAAACGAGATTGTTCAACTTGAGTTTCCATTAGCAAGGTTAAGATAAATGGCAAGTACTATTAAATCAACTGACTTAGATTTTACTAACATCAAGCAAAAACTCAAGTCACACTTTCAAAAGAAAACAGAATTTAACGACTATGACTTTGAGGCGTCAGGTCTGTCAAACATCCTTGACGTACTAGCATATAATACTCATGTCAATGGTCTTACCGCCAACTATTCTCTTAATGAAGCCTTTCTTACTACTGCACAGTTAAGAAGTTCTGTCGTATCTCATGCACAAACACTCGGATACGAGGTACAGTCCTCGACTGCTGCAAAGGCAATTGTTAACCTATCATTGAATTTGACCGGTGTATCTGGTCGACCAGCACAGATTGCATTGGCGAAAGGTACAACGTTTACATCTTCTATCGACGGTGTGTCCTATACATTCAGAACTCGAGAAACTTTTTATGCACTCGATAATGGATCTGGCGTGTATAATTTCAAAGCCTCGGACGATACAGAGAACATATCTATATTCGAAGGTGTAGAGAAAATAAAGACATTCCTTGTCGGAGAAAAAGACGAGAGACAAGTTTACGTTATACCAGATGCCACGATGGATACATCAACAGCGGTAGTCGAAGTATATGAAACAGCATCTTCCAGTACATTTTTAACATATACACCATTATCACAGGCGATTAATGTAGATGCAAATACAACGCACTTTTCCATATACGAATCTCCAAATGGTTTCTATGAGTTAAACTTTGGTGACGGCATATCGTTTGGTAAATCGCCGGAACCAGGTGAAAAGGTTGTTGTGACATATCTATCGAATAAAGGAGCAGCGGCCAATAACGGTACAGTATTTACACCATCAAGTACAATAACAATTAACAGTATTGCATATCCACTTAATACCGTAACAGTAACAGAGTCAACTGGTGGTGCACCAAAACAAACAATCGAATCGATAAGACAGTTAGCACCTATCGCTTTTGCTGCACAAAAAAGACTCGTTACATCTCTTGACTATAAAGCTATGATTGAAACAAACTTTGCACAAGTCAAGAACGCTGCTGTCTGGTCAGGAGATCAAAATGTACCTATTGACTTCGGTGCAATATACATTTCTCTTAACTTTGAAACCGGAACATCGGATACAGTAAAACAAACTGTAAAGGATGCTATTGTTGGTAACTACACTAACAATCTGTCTGTTATGTCAATGACAACTAAATTTTCAGATCCTATTGATGTATTTATGGAAGTCAATGTAGCATTCCAGTTCGATCCAGCACTTACTGGTAAGACACTTGGTGCAATGGAAACAGACATCTATCAATTCGTACAAAATTATTTTGCCACAAATGTTGAAAACTTCGATGCAGTTTTCCGTAAATCAAATATGCTTACAGAAATAGATGCTCTTGATGCTTCGATATTGAATTCATCAGTTACAATCAGACCATCATTACGCCAAGAGGTTACGATTAACGCTCTTAATACATTCACATTAAATTACCCAGTAAAAATTGCTGTACCAGATGATGTGAATCATCGTGTTACATCATCTACATTTGAATTCAAAGGTGTAACAGCAACAATAAAAAATAGATTGAGTTCAACAATATTAGAGATTCAAGACTTAGATGGTAATGTGATACTTGATAATGTTGGAGAATATAACGCGCAAGCAGGTACTGTAGCTATTAATGCATTTGAACCTTCACAGATTACAACCGGTCAGTCATTTCTTATTTTTACTATAGTACCTGAACAAGACTCGGTTATTAAACCATTGAGAAATTACATTTTGAAACTAGACACAGCCAGGTCTTCAGCGACTGCAACAGTCGATCGTCAAACCACATCACTGGAAGTAAGCGCATAATATGTCATTTGAAACACAAAAAGATTATTTTAGACTAGCACCAAACTTCAAGACAAGTTTAGTCAAGCAAGTTTTGCCAGAACATTTTACTGATTCATACCCTTCTCTTGTAGCATTCCTTGAAGGATACTATGAGTTCCTCGATTCAGACGATAACTTCGGAGGTGCAATTAATGAACTCCTTACAATACGAGATGTACAGGATGCTACTCTTAAAAATCTAGATTTTATATTCGATGAGGTTGCTCTTGGTGTTGCCGGTGGACAGTTTCTGCATCCTAGAGAAGCGCTAATTAACTTCGGTAACTTTTTTCGAGTCAAAGGTTCTCTATACTCAGCCGAAGGATTCTTTCGTGCATTCTTTAACGAAGATGTAGAAATCATCTATCCAAAAGAAAGATTATTGATAGTAGGTGAAAGTCAAATTGGTGCTGAAGCTGACGCTCTTTTACAAGACGGTAAGATATATCAGATCTTTTCGGTACTAATTCGTTCACCTATTTCTTTTGTTACATGGGAAGAACTATATCGTAACTTTGTTCATCCAGCCGGATTCCATCTAGCTGCTGAAGTCGTGCTTGAAGGTATCGGTGAAGTGCCGATTCAAACCGCAGAAGCAATATACGATCCATTCTCCAATATTACAAAAGTATATTCAAATGCTGAAGTATTTGCAACAACTCAAGCTTTTGGAAGTGTTTCTTTGTTATTACCAGATGATGGTGATGCAGACAGTGCATCACAAAGAATGAATCCATACGTTAAGATGTCTCAATACTCAGCATTTACACTTGACAGTATTGCAACAATGTACAGCAGTATAGATGAGTGGGGTGGATATGTTCTTACTTTTGATGAAGCAGATTCTACAGGATCTGCAGTTAGATTTGATCATACATTGAAAACGTTTGATCATAGACAATTTCAAACTTATTCTTATGGTTCAACGAGTACTATCTAGAAATCATTATAAATAACACTAATTAGATTGTAGGATATAAAATGGCACAACAAAACATTAATGTAGGAGCAACCGGTAACGACGGAACCGGCGATGATCTACGAACTGCTGGTACTAAGATAAACAATAACTTCTCTGAACTATATGGAGATGTTAGTGTTTTACAAGCTACTGCCGGTATTGGTGGAAGTGGATTGTCTTTTGATAGTGGTGGTATTCGATTTGAAGGAGCTACTGCTGATTCACACGAAACATTACTCATAGCGACTGATCCTACAAAAGATAACACGCTACAACTACCCGATAGTTCTGGCGAACTAGCAACTGTGTCTAGGATTACACAAATTGTTGACAG